TGTAGCATATTTATGTTTACACTTTTGTTTCTTTAAATATTCTATATACATTTCCATACGTTTGTCATTATTATTGTTACTTACAAGTGCTTGTTTCTCTTTAGCTCTTACATTATTAAAGTAAATCTCATAACAACTATGATCTAATGAATGACAGAAGTTTAACTTCTCTGCATTTATAACCCAACCACCTTCGTTACTCATGTGTTCTTTGCCACATATATGGCAGTTACCACAGCTTTTTAGTATTTGTTTTCTCTTAGCCAAGACTAACTCTTCTTATGTCTTGCAGCAAAGTTTCTGGCAGCTTCTTTACTTGAGAATCCCCAGGCTTTAAGTGCTAGCTTTAATCTTGTTGGCTTACCAGATTTAGAAAGTAAAGATCCTTTCATACCACCAAACCTCGCAGCAAAAGAAACTCGTCTTGGGTTCACACCAGATTTTACAGGAGCTTTAAGATTAGAACCTTCTGTTCGTTTAAAATATTTTCTACCTGCTTCGTTCAATCCACCGCTAGGATTTTGATACATTTTTTTAACCATTATAATTTCTCTCTAAAAGGGTTGTAGTCATCCTCATTTATCTTAAAGCATTTACACTGTTTTAGTAAAGCACAAAATCCTTTTCTTAACCAAAAAATACATTTGACATTTAACATAAACTATACTCTCCCCTGACCAACATATTCTTTATAAGTTTTATTCTTATTAACTTTCTTAGTATGTCTGCCTCTTCTCTTCTTAGGAGATTTTCTTATATGTTTACCTTCAAGATTTTTTTTTGCCATTCTTCTTCTTTAGTTTTACTTTAACATTAGATCCTTGCTGCGAAAGTAAAGATACTTTCTTACTATACATTTGACCAGACGCAGTCATGATCTGATCACTCATCTTGCTAATGGATTAGATGAACTTGCTCTAAGTTCTTTCATTTGAACTTTTAATAATTCAATTTCTTTTTGTGCAATGGCTAAGTCTTGTTTAATCTGACCAGCTTTAGCAGGATCAATGCTATCAATCTTTGACATGATCTCTCCATACTTAATAAATCCACCACCAATAGTACCAATGATTGCAACTGTAGCTATAATCTCTTTAAGATTACCTTTAATTTTATCAAACATATTATCCTCTTATTCTTTTTAATTGTTCTAGCTGAATGATCAATTCATTCTGTTCATCTTCTATCTCTTTTAGTATTTTTTGTCTAGCAACTAAAGGATCTTTAGAAATATAATTGTTTAGATTAACATTAATATACACAGCCTGTTGTTCTATATTAAACTGCATAAAGAAATCTGGATTAGGTACACCTGCCATTTGCCTTTGAACATAGAATGGTTTAGATTCATATACACTTAAACTAGGCTGATTACCTTTTAATGCGTCAATCTTTATCTCTTGTACTGATTTCACTTTTACTTCTGCTATCTTTACTTCCGTTCCTACTTTATTATCTGTTAGTTTTGTTTTTACTTCCTGTTGTGTACTTGTTGCAGTTTGTTTTTCTTCGGTTACTGAAGTCTTAGTTTCCTTTGGTGTTTCTTTAGTTTCTTCTTTAGTAACTTCTTTAGGTGTTTCCTTAACAGTTTCTTTTGTTTCTTCTTTTGCTGGTTCAATCTGTTGCTCTACAATTTTCTTTTCTTCTACTGCTTGTTGAACAACTATTGGACTTTCTATTATCTCAACTACTGGAGTTACTACAGGCGTTGCAATAGGAGTAACTACTGGTTCTATAAATTTAATCTCTTGAACTACTGGTGTTATGATTGGTGCAAGAACAATAGGCGGAGTAGGATTAGTTACATAAGTAATACTTAAAGTAGGATTCATTAGATCGGCAGCTGCATGATATGGAGAATTTGAAGATTCATAAAAAGAAAACTTACTTGTTATACTATAGTTGTCTTGTATGTTTTTATCTACAACAGCCACGTTAGTATAAGTGTTAAAGTAAGTTGAAGTGTAAGGTATAATTCTATTCTGTGTTGTTCCTACGCCACTAGGATCTGTTATTATTTGCGTCATAGTAACATTCTGATTTGGATTGCCAGACCAAAACCAAACATCTACACCTTGCGTTGAAGTAAACCCTTCATTGATTTGTGCTTTAGATAAACCTACATTAGTTAATGATATTGTATTCTGAATATATTGACCACTCACACCAGCAATAGTTTCATTACCATGAGTAGATGATAAGTTACTTCCACTCCAACCATTTATAGTTGTAAATACTTTTGGTGTTAAGTTTGTAGTTGTTGTTGTTTGAGAGTATGCTGTACTAAATAATAATAAACTACTTAGTATTATTTTTAGCTTCATCTTCTTTTTTCTTATCTTCTATGATCTTTAATTTCTCAACGTATAAATTATAATCTGGTCTTAGCTTATCATACTTTAACCACTGTGCTGTTGCTTCGTTTCCAATCTTACCTTCAAAGGGACATGGTGTTCCTGAGTTCTCCATTGAATGAAACACTCTTGGATCTTGGCAGAGAATAGAAACTGCTGCAACCTTCATACCTAAATCATTTAATACTTTTGATAATTTAATTCTTTCGCAGTTCTCATCTCTTGTATAACTACCACCTGATATACCAACTCCAAATGTAGATACTCCACCAGAGTAACCAACTACACACAAATCTTGTGAGTAAGCAGACATAGAAGGTGCTGTTGCCATTGATGCTACTCTTGTATCACCTGAGTATGCGTTGTTAGTAGAATTAGTTGTAGTGTTTACAGATGAACCAGATTCATAAGTTGATGATGAAGAAGATGTATAACCACCAGATATTGAAGTGTTAGAACCTGAAGTATTATTCTGTGTAGTTTGTGATGATGCAGATAAACTTAATGCAAAGATAAACACGATGAATAAATAGATAACATTCTTATTCACTGTTTACTCCTGCTTCGTTGTTGTAGATCTATTAGCGAGAGATTTTGCGATACTCTCCCCAGATCTTCCAACTACATACCCTCCCAAACCTATTTGTAATAATGTCCACACATCTCCTGGCAAATCTATTGTAATTGCCGCACCAAAAAAGAACTTAACTATTGGACCAAGTATGTAGTTCCATATTAAAATAAATATAAGAACATACATTAATAGTGGTCGCCATGATGCAGTAAACCATCCTGCTTTTGCTTCAGCTTCTACGATAGACGCTGCTGCTTTTAATTCTTCTGTGCTTGATTGTAATAACTGTTGATTAAGTTGTGCTTTTAATTTCTCTTGTAAATCTTTATCTGGAATAGATTTCTCTATTGTATTGAATAGTATCTTAGCAAGTGGAGCAACTGCACTTAACATTGGTAACATTTATATTGTACACTTCCTAACTAAGTTAGACAACTCTTCGCATCTGCTTGGTGTTTGTCTGTACCATGCTGAGTTCATCATCTCTGCAGCAGCTCGTGTATAATCATATTCGTTTAAAGCTGCAAACATATTCTTGAACTTAGAAACACCAGTCTTTCCTAATTGAAATACCATTTCAATAATAACACCTTTAACAAGCATAGGTAAATCATGTGTGCCAACTAACTCTTCCATACCTTGCTTAGCTTTATTAAAATCTTTATCAAATAATTCTTCTAATATATCTTTGTCGTAGATAATACCTTCTTCAAAATCATCATCTTCAGTAAGTAGATGACCATAGCCAATGGTAGCTTTACCTAATGAGTCAAGGTAAACCTTAGCTACGAAACCTTCGTGCTTTTTAATTCTGCTTTTAACGTCTTCGTAATTCATTTGATTAATATCTTACCATCTTCATATACATAAACAATCCTAACATTTAAACCTTTTTGTATTTTAGATGGTGATCTATTTATACGATCATTCTTTTTGTGTGCGTATTTAGTAGCTGACTTTCTGTATGATACAGTCTTAACGTCATAGTTGTGATACTCTTTTGTCTTAGTGTTATAAGTTATAATATCTATTGGACCAACACCACCTAGTGCTGTGAATACAATTAAGTTTGGATCTTTAGCAAAGTGTGCTTGAGCTAATGCTTCAGATACTAATCCTTTGTCTGCCTTTAACAATGTAAAACCCTGTGTTGTTTATTTAACGAACTTTAGAATAGCAAGAACAGAACCTATCAATGCACCTATGAT